TAATTAACTGCCGTTGTTCAATAGCGCCATTTCCTAAAGAAACCGCACAAGCGACCGGAGAAATTACTGATATTAACTTTGGTTTAGGTGGCGGAACTAGAACGGGTTATGGTTTAGGAGACTTTGTTTCAGATGTCGGAGCGACTGTTGCGTCAGGTGTTGAGAATATTTCTGCAATAGCGCAATCTAGTTTAAAAAATATTAAAGAATTTAAAGAGGAATTAATAAATAAATTCTCTCAATTTAATATAAAAATAAACTCAATAAGAACGTCAAGAAGTTTGTCAATTGATGATTATAATAAAATTGATGGTTTACTTGGTAATTTATTTTCTAAATATAATTTTGGAGCATTAGAGAATCAACAAACAGTAAAATTATCTTTTAAAAGTGGCGCTAGAACTTATGGATTTGTAGAGCGTTATTCTGTTAGTGGCAATTTAACAAGAATAAATTTAGGAGATTTAAAAAGAAATTTAGATTCAAGAATTAAAGTAATTGAAGATAAATTCACTACTAGATGGTTTTCAGCAATTGATAAGGATAAAATGTTTTTATCAACGCCAGTTCACGAGATGACGCACGTTTTATTGCATAGTTCTATGAAGTCAGGAAATCAAAAAATTGCTTTAGATAAAATTAGAGAAATAAGAAAAAAATACTATGAGGAAATTAAGTCTTTAAGAAATTCAAACAATATAAAAAAGTATAACGACATTTATATTGGTAGATATGCAATGCATTCTTTTGATGAATTTATTGCTGAAGCATTTACAGAATATACTTTAAATTCAAATCCTTCAAAATACGCTAAGCTAGTTGGAGAAATTATAGACGAATATTTAAAAAAATAACAAAATGGCAACACTAAAAGAAGAAAACAAAAACAACTGTTTCAATTGTAAAAATTTTAATGAGTTTCAAGGAAATTGTTTAGCGTTTCCTAATGGTATTCCTTATGGAGTTGGAACATTACACGAACACAACAAACCAATACCAGCACAAAAAAACAATATAGTATTTGAAAGAGGTACACCTAATCAAAACTAAAATTTAAAAAATCGTATATTTACAAAAATTTTTCTATATGAACACAATTCTTTATAAGGCGGCTCCAGTTGGAGAGTTAATCGATGCGGATGAAAAAGCCGGAATCATAAAAGGTTACGGATCATTCTTTGGAAACAAAGATTCTGATTCTGATATAATTATGAAAGGTGCATACAAAAAGACAATCGCCGAGAATGGCTCTAGAGTTAAATATTTATATCAACACGATATGAATCAACCAATCGGTAAAATGACCGAACTTTATGAGGATGACAAAGGTTTGGTTTTTGTTGCAGAGATTGCTAAAACGCAACTTGGAAAAGATGTTGTTGAGTTAATGAAAAGCGGAGTAATAACCGAAAATAGTGTAGGTATATTACCAATCCAAAAGCAAGACAAGGGAGATTATAGAGAAATCAATGAGGTTAAACTATATGAAATTAGCGCCGTAACTTTGGCAGCTAATGACCAAGCTAAAATATTAGATGTAAAAGGTAACGTAGATTTAGAAAAAGTTTCTAAACGATACGATAGCCTATCAAAACTATTGCGCAAAGGCGACATTTCAGACGAGATGGGTTACGCTATTGAAGCAGAAGTATTAAAATTAAAATCATTATTTATTGAGTTCACGAAGCCGACAGAAATTATCACTTCGCCGAATGTTGAAGTAAAAAGCAATGATTCCGAAGTGTATAACTATTTATTAAATTCATTAAATTCATAAAAAAATGAACGAAGAACTAAAAGGTCAATTAGACGGAATAAGCAAGTCTATTGACGCAAAGATTGAAAAATCTAATTCAGACGTTGTAAACAACGTTGTTGAAAAAGCTAACGAGATTGTAAAATCAGAAGTAAGCGGAATGGCTACTAAATTAAACGAGCGTTTAGACGCTATGGAAGTAGCAAACAAAAAACAATTCAATAGCCAAAAGAAAGTAACTTTTAAAAGTGCTTTACAAGAGGCGTTGGATAATGGAGCAGTAGAAGGAATTGCAAAAGGTAATTCTAGAAGCGCATCATTTGAATTAAAAGCAGATATGACTGTTGCAGCTGATTTTACTGGAGAAGTAATTCCGGCAGACAGAGTACCGGGTTATAAATTTGACCCAACAAGACCAGTTCACGTAAGACAATTACTAGCTACTGGATCAACTCAATCTGATGTTGTAAGATATGTAAAAGAATCAGGATATTCTAACGGTGCCGCTGCAACTGCTGAAGGTACAACTTTAGGACAATCTGACTTTGATATGACTGCGGCTGATGCTAACGTAAGAAAAATCGGAACTTACTTCCGTATTTCTGAGGAAATGTTAGCTGATACACCTCAATTAACATCATACCTTTCTGCAAGAGCGCCTGAGAAACTTTTAGAAGTAGAGGACGCTCAAATATTAAGCGGAGACGGAACTGGTGCTAATTTAAGTGGTATCATTACTGATGCAGCTGATTTTGATGTATCTGCAAGTGGTGCATTTTATCAGTCTGTTGATTCTGCAAATGAGTTTGACGTAATCGTTGCTGCATTAAATCAATTATCATTATTGAATTATAGCGCTGACTGTATTATGTTAAATCCTACTGACTTTAACAAAATCTTATTGTTAAAAGATTCAACTAACAAATACTTGAAAGACCAAGTTTATAACGGATTACAACCTTCTTTTTCAGGAGTAAAAGTAATTCAGAACACTGCTATCGCTGCGGGAACTTTCTTAATCGGAAACTTCGGTATTGGTACTCAGTTATGGGTTAGACAAGGTGTGAACGTTGAATTCTTTAGAGAAGATGGAACTAACGTAAGAGATGGTTTTGTAACTGTTAGAGTAAGCGAAAGAGTTGCTTTAACAAACTACTTACCAAATGCGTTTGTAAATGGATCATTTGCTACTGCAATCGCAGCATTAGAGACTCCATAATAACTAAAATAATATATTTTGAAAGGCCTAGATTAATTTCTAGGTCTTTTTTTATGCCCTTAATTTACAAGGGTTTACAAATAAAATGAAAAAAAACTTTAAATAAAAGTGAAAATATTTTTTTAATTCCAAAAAAGGTTTTATCTTTGGATTGTAAACAAATAGATATATTATGACAGACTTACAAAAAAATACAATAGACAGAATAACTAAACAAGTAGAGAAATTGAATGGAAAGCAAACAGTATCTGTTTCAAACATAAGACAAGGGCATATCAACTTATGTATCTTTAACGTAAGAGACTTGACAGATGTAGTAACTACTACTACTTTTGTAGATATAGATATAAACACCAAAGGAAAGTCAGTAAAAGGTTTTGCTAATCCTTATGAAGCAAAAGTTAAAACAGTTTTTCCTTATATAAATTAACAACAAACAAAATGAAAAAACTACAAACATTAGTATTGATTTTAGCGCCTAGCTATTTCATCGTCAGATTATTAACCGGATTATTATTCAACGTATAATGAGCAAGACACCAAAACACTACGACAATGGCGCAAACTATGACGTCATAGATATTGCAAACGATTATAATTTATCTTTTGCTAGAGGTAACGCCGTTAAATACATTGTAAGGGCGGGAATAAAAAAACAAGACACAGAGATTGAGGATTTAGAAAAGGCGATTACTTGTTTAGAAAGAGAGATTAATTACCTAGAAAAAAATAAGGAAATATGATTCACAAATATATTTGATGTATATGAATTAGTGTCAAAACAGTTTGATTTTCATATTTTGAATTATTTGATAGACAAGTGTGTTTGATGTATATAAATTAATGTCTAGAACATTTGATTATCATATTTTAAGTTATTTGATAGACAAACACTATTGTTGTTTCAGTTGCTTAAACGCATCTAATAGATAGCGCCTAAACGCTTTCTGATAATTACTAACCTACGTTAAAACGTGGGTTTTTTTTATTTTGTTATCTTTACAAATATGAATAGCAGTCAAATTGGATGTTTAGCTGAATATAAGTTTGCAACTACTGCAATGCAACAAGGCTTTTTTGTTTCTTTTCCTTTATTACACACTTCGAGATATGACTGCATCATTGAAACGCCAAAAGGATTGTCTAAAATACAAATTAAATCAGTTCACAACTTTACAGATAGGTCAAGAGTTTTTTTAAGAGACACAAAGAAAAACCTATACAATAAAAAAGACGTAGATTTTTTTGCTATTTACTACAAAGAGAAAGACGGATTCTTTATTTTAAAAAATGACGGCAAACAAAAATCATTTGAATTAACATCGCCTAAATATTTAAAATATTTTAATAACTTTGCAGAACTTTAAATGTTTTCAATTTTGTTTTCCAACGAAAAGGCGTCGCAAACTAATGTGGCGCTTTTTTTTTATCTTTACAAAAATATTCATAATATGAAACTAAAAATCAAACAATCCATTTTAAAAGGAGGTAAGCGTTACAATGAGGGCGATGTTATAGAGTTAGACGCAAATACTGCTGAGAACTGGATTAAAAAAGGTTTAGGATCTAAAATATCTAAAAAGAAAGAGAAACAAACCTTTGAGACTAAAGAACTAAAGGTTGAATATAAAGAAATCAAATCAGATGAGACAAATTAAAATCAACGCAACAACCGGGAATGAAATATTAACGGCTCAAAATGTTAAAGACTACGCACGTATTGACACAAGCGCAGACGATAATTTAATTACTGCAATGATTTCTCAGGCTCGTAT